GCATGAAAGTAATGGAGACTGTTCCATACAGGAAGACGAAGTTAAACGTCAAAACATTTCCTGCGGGAACACTTCTTTTTCGGTTAGTCTTAAGACCGGAAGATGATTTGAGAGGAGTTCGTTTGAAAGATGGAACAAGATGTTTGACTCCAAATTACAATGTTTACTTTTACCCGAATCCGTTTGCTGGAAAGATGGCGCTGGGTAAATGGTTGGCACAATATAAAACGGTTACGATTTATGTTCTGACAAGAGATGTGAAAGTTTTGTGGTTACTGAAGCCTTCTAAGTATACGCGTACAACTAAAAACACTAAACGAAACTTTATTAAAAAATGCTCAGATGTTCCGCAAGGATGCCTTCCTAAAAAAGGAGAATCTTTCAATCCTTGCTTGAGCAACACAATGGTTGAGAAGTATCCGGATATTGTTGGAATGGTGTCTTTGTCGCCAAACGATGCCCGTCGAATCCGAGAAAGCTTGCCACGAGCAACACGAAAAATAAGATCGTACTTTCATAGCGCGACGGACAATATGAAAATAGAATCTGTGCCTGAAATTATACTTCATCCGCTTTCCAAAAGACCTGCAAAAGATGTCATAACTTCCGATAACGATATGCTTGAAAACAATTATAAACAACTACGAAGTATTCCTACCGATAGTATTGAAAAGCTTACACAATTTATGGATAAACATGCTGTCTATAATCCCGAAACCTTCTTTTATACTTACAAAGAATAGCCGAGATAGTATACTACTCCTAGGTAAGAAATTACTGCAAAGGCAAACATCCACCACCATACCGGAAAGATGGTTGAATCGCGAGACCCGACCCCGAACGGTCGAATACGACCCTCTTTACCAAATGCAATTGATGGTTTGACATATAGGAATCCAGCAACCATGAATAAATAAAAAGCAACCATCCACAACTTGGGGTTTCTGCGAATTACTTCCTCCATTATCAATTCCTTCTCAAAAATAAGTAGAGAATGTACGTTTTACCGAATCGGAAAGCATTTGCCGACTCCGTGACACGCATTTTCATGAAATACCGGCAGCGAGGAATGCTTGAATCGGGTGGAAAAGCTCGAGATCTGTTTCCATATCAAAAACTTGTCCGTGACTATTTGCTTATTGAAACTCCTTACCGTGGACTCCTTCTTTTTCACGGTCTTGGTTCTGGCAAAACATGTTCGGCGATTGCAGTAGCTGAATCTCTTATGTCCAACAAGAAAGTTTATGTATTGACTCCCGCTTCGCTTCGGGGAAACTTCTTGAATGAAATTCGTTCGTGCGGCGATCCTGTGTATGTAGAAGATCAGCATTGGGTTGAAAAGAAAGCTACGACTGACGAAGAAAGAGAAAAAGCATTTAAGATGGGAATTTCTGAAAAGTTTATTAATGAAGAGGGTCGCTATTTTATTACTGTGAGCGATATGCCTTCAAACTTTAAAAACAATCCAGAATTGCAAGCACCAATACGCAAACAGATTTCAGACATAATTGATTCTCGGTTTCATTTTATCAATTATAACGGTCTGAGCTCTAAAAACATCGACGAAGTTCTAAAAGAAGAACACATGTTCGATAACTCGGTAGTCATTATCGAAGAAGCGCATAACTTGATAAGCGGTGTTGTTAATGATCGAGAAATCAAGCGTCGACTTTATGATATGGTTTATAATGGAGTAGACACTAAAGTCGTAGCTCTTACGGGAACTCCCGTAGTAAACAGACCTCAGGAACTTGCATTTCTCATGAATGTATTGAGAGGACCTGTGAAGCAACTGGCGATTCCAACCAAGTCTGCTGTTTCATGGGATGAATCAATGATGACTGCTTTTTTCAGATCGGTAAAAGATATTGATACTGTGGATTATAATTCCGTAAAGCGTATAATTTATCTTACTAGGAATCCCCCACATTTCGAGAGCGTTTATAATGATAAAGGAGAACGTATTGCTGTAAAATACAACAAAGAGTTTCCATGGCAACCGGATATTAAGAAGTGGGTTGTTTCATGGAAAACAGAGTTTATGACTAAATTTCCAGGAGTTGAATTTGAGTCTGAAGAAAAAATGACAGAAAACACACTTGAATGCTTACCTACCGATTTCGAAGAGTTTGTAAAAACATTTGTCGACGGATTAAAAATAAAAAATGCTCTTTTGCTAGGAAGACGTATACAGGGTCTTGTATCTTACTACAAAGGTGCTAATGAAAATGTTCTTCCAAAGCAGCTTGATGAAGACAAGATGCTAGTCAAGATAGAAATGTCAGAAATGCAGTTCAATCGTTATCTGACTGTTCGATCCGAAGAGATTAAGAGCGACACGAACAAGAGACGCAGAGGTGGACTGAACGACGAGCTTGGTTCTTATCGAATGATATCGCGAATGGCTTGTAACTATGCAGTTCCAGCCGAGTTCAGACCTTCAAAATGGGAGCGCAACGAAGATGAAGATGATGATGGAAAAATAAATATTGTTGAAAAACTCTTAGAAGATCCTGAAAAGTATCTTTCAAAACAAGGATTGAAAAGCTACTCCCCAAAAATGCTTCGGATTATTGAAGATCTGGAATCAAACATTGGCGAAAAAGGCGCTTACAAAAACCAGTTCGTTTATTCTCAGTACCTGACTGCAGAAGGGTTGGGTATTTTTGGAGAAGTTCTTAAAAGACACGGCTTTCAAGAGTACAAGTTGATAAAAGAAGGAGGTGTATGGAAAGAAGATCCAGCGATGGATGAAGATAAGCCGGCGTTTGGTCTGTTTACCGGCGGAACCTCGGGAATAGATAAAGAACGTCGAGAACTTGTTCGTCAGATATTTAATGAAAATTATGCAGATCGATTTCCTCAAGTTCTAAAGGATAGTATTAAGAAACACCGTCTTTGCATATTTATGGCGTCATCTGCTGGCGCAGAAGGCATTACTCTCAAGAAAGTTCGGAATGTTTACATCATGGAGCCCTATTGGACCCCAGGACGAATTGAACAAGTTATTGGTCGAGCAATTCGTATCAATTCGCACGAAGCTTTGCCAGAAGAAGATCGAACTGTTACCGTCAAACTCTATATGACAGTTTTCAACAAAGAGCAGACAATAGTTGCAGAAGGTGTTAACATTGTAATGGTTCGGCGAACAGATATGGTTATGAAAAAATACGAAGGTGGGGAGCCAAAAGAAACATTCATGACTACTGACGAGTATCTTTACGAAACTGCATTTGAAAAATCACGAATTATTTCTAGTATAACCACCGTTCTGAAACAAGCAGCAATTGATTGTGAAATTCATAGAAGTTTGCATACTAAGAATGAACCCTCAATTCAATGCATGCGATTTGACACTACAGTAACTGCAGAAGATTTAGCGTACAGACCCAAATATTTGAATGATGAACGAGATGCTCTTTACAAACGAAACTTAGTGAAAAGAGGGCGCATGCTACAACGAATTTCAGTAAAAGGAATATTTATGCTGATGGACACAGTTAGCCGGGAAATCTTTGATCATGCAGCCTTTGAAGATAACAATCGGCTTATACAAATTGGAGAACTCACAAGTTCTACGAAAATAACGTTTTTTCCTCACGTAGTTCTATAATAGATGGCATCTAACTTGAGTGCGCAAACGCGAGGACTTAGTGCTGCAGATTGGACGCGTCTTCAGCGCTTGCGAGGAGCACGGTCTTATTTAAGTACGGTTGCGAGTAATGAAGATATTAATGTTGCGACCGTTCCTCAAACCCCCTACAACCCTTCTCTTCTTATACCTCGGTATACGGGACCTAGTCGCATTCAACGCCCAGCAAGCGACTGGATTTCGTATGTAGGCTCGCAAAGCGCAGATCTTGTTCTTCAAAACAGTACACTAGTTAACAGTAAGCAGCTCACTAAAACGAGACTGTGTGATTGCACTGTAACTTCGCTAACTACTAGAACGACTGGATGCAAGAAGTGTTCGGTTTATGTACATAAATCTATGAACTAAGTAACAAGAAGAATGGCGGGAATTATGCAATTAGTAAATAAAGGAGCACAAGATCATTTAGTGACAGGAAACCCATCATTTACTCATTTTCGGTCAGTATATAAACGCCATACTGATTTTGCAATGGAGCATTTTCACCTCCCTTTTCGAACTACAAATACGAATATGAATCAGTCGGGAACTCTTACTTTAACTGCAAGAGTGGAGAGGTATGCACAACTTCTTCACGATTGTTATTTAGTTCTCACACTTCCAAATGTTTATTCACCCATTGTTCCAATAACATCTCCAACTTCATACACAAATTTGAACCAAAGCTCTCAGGCAATTGGATATGAATTTGCATGGGTGCGCAATTTGGGATATAATATGATTGCAAATGTTTCAATAGTAATTAACGGTCAGCCAGTTGTAACACATACGGGAGAATGGATGAAGCTGTACGCCGATATGAATTTTGATGCTAACAAAAAAGCTATTGTTGACGAAATGATTGGAAATGTTCCCGAGATGTACGATCCAGCTAATGCGTTTGATCGCACGAACCAGTACCCTCATGCAATTGCCTCTGCAACGACCGCACCAGAACCATCTATTGCAGGAAGAATTTTAAGTATTCCTCTTCACTTCTGGTTTTGCGAAAAAGTGGGAACTGCGCTTCCTTTAGTAGCCATGCAGTATTCGCAAGTTGATATAACCGTTGAGCTTCGAAATATGTATCAGCTATTCACTGTTCGAGAAATCCGACCCAATCTTACAAATTCAGGAAAGAGAATTGCGCCTGACTCTTCGTCGACCCTCTATAATATGACCAACTTTCTGTCACCACCAACTTTGAGCGGACCAACAGATACTAGCTTGACAACTTGGGGATTAAATCCGTATATCGAGGCAAATTATATTTTTCTTTCGGATGGAGAACATGTTCATATTGCAAAGAATGAACACTCTTTCATAATTAACCAGCTTGATATTCAGGAAGCAAACGGTCAGTATGGACCTACAAATGATGTTCCTGTTCTTATGAAAAATTTGTGTACTCAACTAGTTTGGATTGCTCAGCGAAGCGACCGACACCTCTACAATGATTATGATAATTACACGAACTGGGACAGCACTTATCGACTACCCCCAAATGCAAATACGGCACAACTTCCTAGTACGTATTTCATGTCGTCTGGTTCTGCTATGAACACAAACGTTTCGCAGCGCGATATTCTTCTGGAGTCAAATCTGGTACTTGATGGTAAAGATCGTTTTTCTCCAAAACCAACTACATTTTTTTCCCAAATTGAAAACTATCGCCATCATTCTGGAAAGACTATTACGGGTATTCCTGGAATATACTCGTACTCATTTTCACTAGATCATCACACTGGACAGCCGAGCGGACATATAAATGGATCAATGTTTAATCGACCTATTTTGCGAAATAGCTATGTCCAGCCGCCTTACACGCTAGGGTTTGAGACTACGAATACAGTATGTATTCTTAAAAATACTGCAAATAATCCTAACCCTACAATTGTAAATCCAAACGCAGTTGATAAGCAAGGTAGACTTGTGTACAAGCCAGGAGAGCTGATTACAATAGTGCGAAAACAAGATGCTCAAACTTATTTGTATACGTATAACGTTCGTATTTTTGTGGAGTCATATAACTACTTGCGAGTGATTGGAGGCGTGTCGTCACTAGTATTCAGTTCTTAATCGACTTATAGTATAATAATGAGCAGTGGACTAGCAATACTTTCAGCAAGATATGGTGTTGGATCAACCACTGTTGATGTAAAATCAGCCTTATCTGCTCTAACAATTGATGGAAAAATAAATTTGGTGGTAAGTCCGACATCGTTAAATGTCGATGATCCTGCTGTTGGACAGATTAAAACTTTGACCGTTGAGTATACTATCAATGGTGGAAGTTCAAACACAGAATCAGTAAAAGATGGAAATTATTTAAAAATAGATGCTCCTCCTGAACGACTTGCGGAAGGTCTTCAGATTGTAAAAGCAGAGTACGGTTACCAAGGAAACTTTGCAGATGTGACTGATGCTGTTCAGAACTATGTTTCAAACGGTTCTATTTCAATGACAATCAGTCCAAGCTCGGTGGGAATTCCAGATCCTAATCCAGCCAAGCCAAAAATTCTCAAAGTTGATTACACCATTAACGGAACGTCAGCTAGTCAGAGTATTGCGGATGGAAAAAAGTTCAGTCTCTCTGCTCCAGCCATAGATGTTGATTCCAGCAAACCGGCAAAACAAACAATTGTGTCGATCGGAGCTACATTTACGCAGTCTATACTTTCGTTCATATACTACTTGGCTCTTTTCACAGTTACCTTTCTTGCAATGGATTTTGGAGAATTAAAGTTTGGGTTTGGAGGTAAGATTCTGTTTGGAGCAGGAGCATTTTTAACTGGAGGTGCGTTTCCAGTATTCCTTCTTCCAATCGGAGTGTTCTGGTGGAGAATGTTTTCTACTAGTGATGTTTTTCCAACAAGTTAAAAAAAATTAGGAGTTTACTCGTCATCTTCAAAGTTAATCTTCATGTCGCTAAATTCTGCGATGCCCGGGTAGCCGAGGAAGTAATCCTCGCGCTCGAACGTCGTAGACGCGCCTTCATATTGGCTGTAGAGCCGCTTGGTGTTGTCGCCAACATCGTACTTCTTGCCCTTGAACTCGATCTCAGAAAATTCTTCGTCTGAGTCGGCGGGCAGACCTGTGACGGTCACGCCATCTTCGGCAAGCCAGTACTCGCCCCGCTTTGTGCCGGGCGAAATCTTGTTCTCGGTTTGGAGCTTTTTGAGCTCGCTGTAGGTGCGCTGAATCGGGACATCGTCCTTCTTCTCGTCGGCGGTGTCGCCAAGGAGCTTTGCGAGCTCCTTTCGCTCGGTGTCGAGCTGCTTGGCTCGCTTCTTGCGAACATCTTCTGACTTCGTCTCGTCGGCAATGTACTTTTCGGAAAGAGCGATCTTGTGCTCCATCTTCTGAACATCCGACATCTTGTCAGCTTTCTTCTTTATTAACTTGGGCTTCTTCTCCTCGTCGGAGGAAGCGCCGCCCGCACCTGCCTTGACCTTCTTGTCAGTGCTCGGCTTTGCAGGTGGCTTATTTAGGGTTTCAACCATGGTAGTCAGCGTCGCGATCTTCTCATTCTGCTCCTTGAGCATGTTTGTGATAGTTTCGAACTGGGCTTTTACGGCTGCCATGTTGTTGTTGTCGTTTCAAAGTGACTGCAGTAATTTGCTATAATCCGTTTTTGCGTTTTACGAACCTAAAACTATTGAGATTCAAAGACAAATGTCTAGCACAGAGTTCGCCAAGACTCATTTGCGAGAACATCTTGTTAGTTTAATTGTTCCGCCAGTTAGTGACGGCTTTTGGAGTATTTGTGATTCTGCAAAAGAAGTCTGTGAGCGTAATGGACAACTAGACCAAGTGCTACGAACTTTTCAAAACATGCTTACAAAAATACCCGAATGGACTGAAACGACTCTTAATGCAGAAGTTGAGCGCATAATTAAAATTACAAAATGTTCGTACATGGATGATCTTCTTATGGGCGTATTTATTTCGTACATGCGTTCATTTGCAAGTCTTCATTACCGAGGCTCGTCTTCCGAAATAAAGATTGATTTTAATCGCCCTAGCTTTGCTAAGTTTATTCATGAACTTTACAAGCATTCTGGGCGCAAACTGTGGCAGGTAGCTTATCATTTTAAAACTTTGGGAGTAAGTTCCGAGCAGCAGGCGCGTAATCGTCAAGAGATTGAAGAGATTGTTACGAATTGCATGGAGCAAGTTGTTCGTGGGTTTCTGCCGTGGGAAGCTATTGCCAAGAAGTATTTTGCGGATGAAGAAGTTGCTGAGGAGGAACAGCCCGCAATCAAAGAAGAGTCAGTTAAAGAGGAACTAAAACACCAGAAAGTTAAGTTTGATGATCTTGAGGAAGAAGAGGAAGAGGAAGAAGAGGATGATGAAGAAAGTCTTCCCAACATAAAAGTTTCCGACGAGGTTGCAGAGCTTGATTTTAAAGATCTAGATGAAAAGCCGGAGCCGAAGGTCGTCGAGGTAAAGATTCCCGAAATCCCCAAGCAAGAAGATGAACTGGAGAATTTTGAGAGTCGAGCCACTGATTCTCTCGTTCTAAATCTGTAAACTTAACCTTATTTTCGAATTAAATGATGATTGTAATTGCTTCGATCGCCGTAGCAATAGTTTGCTTTATTGTGTATACACTTGAACGACGTTCGAAGGAAGCGCCGATCGAGTGGATTGATGCTGCAAAGCTCAGCTTGTTCGGAGGACTGATTACGGCTGGTGTCGTGTTTGCAACTTCTACGAACGTTATTGCCGATACAGTTAAAAACATGGAAATTCCTGCTGTGCAGGAAATGTTTGTGGGAAAGCCTACGTGGTAAAGTTTGCCTACAAACAATTACAGTTTACACCATAACGTTGCTTAGAACATCGCCATACTTAAAGAAGCAGGCAATTTTGTCAAGTGCTTGGATGTACCCTTCCGTCCAATGTATCGGGCGCTCAAAGTACACTCCACGAAG